CGCTCCGGATAGTTTAAGTGGTTTAGTAATGTTTATTAGAGCTTTATTGCCAAAATATTATGTTTAAAAAACTACTTCTATACGGTTTGTCTTTTATAATCTCAACAAGTATTTTATATTTAGTTTGCTATTCAATTTACTTTATCTTAAAAATAACTGTTAAAATATTAAACAATTATTAGAATAAATTTGTTTTAATCAAAATTAGTTGTAAGTTTGTGACGTATTCAGAATGGAGGCTGACTACAAAAAAATATTAACGTGTATCGTTATAATTAGCCCTGTGATATCCTCCATATATTGCAGGGCTTTTTATTTATCTAAGTAACATGACAAAAGATGAAATATTAAATAAATGGTATAAATATTTTGATAATGTAGAATATACAGATGAATGTGTATTTAGAGCAATGCAAGAATACGCAGACCAACAAACAAAAGAGCTTCAACAAAAAATAGAACAGCTACAATTTGAGTTAAAAGCAGCTGATAGCGTTAATGAACAACTCCAAGCTAAAATAGATGAGTTGGAGAAGGCTAATGAGTGGATTAGTGCCTCTGAATTAAACCCAGAATATTATGAAAAAGTTTTGATTAAATGTAGTGAAAATTTTGTAAATGATAATTATTCATATTATGATGTTGGGGCTTTTACGAGAGATGGGTGGATTGGTCATTTATATAAAAAACCACAAGTAATAAGTTGGAAAAAAATAACAACTAACAATTAGTATTAACATTAAAAAGTGGTGTTTAGAATGCCTAATTATCCGACTTGTTGTTGGCTTCTAATAGGAGGGTAAGTTTCAGCCACTTTTACTAAAGTAATAACGATTAAATTAAATAGGATGAAAGCTAAAGTAAAGAAAATAATATGTCAACTTGAAGCGGTCGGTTTATTAGTTAAATATGATGATGACGACAAGTTAAATCCTCATATTGAAATAAGAAGAAATGAATTTAAAAAACCATTATGCGAAATAATTTTTGATAAAAAAGGAAATATAGATTCATTGTGTATTAGTAAAAAACAAACACGAGCTGCATGGATTAGAATTAACAACCAAAGTAAAAAGAAATGATTATGGAAAAATTATTTGTACCTTATGAGTTAGCGGTGAAACTTAAAGAAAAGGGGTTTGACGAGGACTGTTTAAAGTTTTGGAATTTTTACCAAAACTCAAAAAAAGTTAATTTATACGACCACAAAGACGATTTGGCTATTTTTAATATTAAGGCTCCTATTTTTCAGCAAGTTATTGACTGGTTTAGGGATAAATATAACATTTGCATTTCTTCTGATGGTATATTAAATAAAACAATCGAGCCTTTAGCTATATGGTTCATGCCAAATGTTTATACAATTCAAGAAGAATACGAATCGCCTTTTGATTCGGATTCAATCGTTAGTGATTATTATAAGGCGTTAAATATAGCAATAGAAGAAGCATTAAAATTAATATAAAATAAAATGGGAAAACACTATTATTTGGTAAACGGCACAGTTAAGGTGTCTGATAGTAAGATGCCTGAAAAAAGAATAGTACAACATAAAGACTATAATCAGAAATTTGAAGATTATAAATATAAGACGTTTTATGATAATTGGTTATTTTATCTGCAACCATGTGATATTGATGAGAGTGAGATTATGAAAATATATGTACACTTATTTCCAAATCTTTCATACAATAAACAAGATGCTACTCCAATCGACATTACAGATATTGTAAGAGTAGAAGAGCTAATAATTGAAACTAAATCAGATATATGGACTGATTGTAAAATCTATTTCAAACAACCTACAGAAAAACAAGTTTATAGTGATGCGGTTGAGTTTGCTGAATGGATTCATATAAATGCTCAACCTAGATTACCAAATAAAAATCAATGGAAAATGTATAACAATTCAGTTGTAATAACTACACAAGAACTCTACGAAATATTTAAAAACAGATAACATGAAATACCTATTTAGATTAATAGCATTACCTTTTTTTATTGCATTTGTACTCATATCTTTGTTTCGAGATACACTAATACTAGCATTTGGTTTTATGCGATACGGTGGTGAATTAGTAACGTTTAAAAAGAACTCAAAAGAAACAATAAGAGAGTTGTTTAATTTAATTGAAAGTAAAAACAGATAACTATTTCAACTTAGCCCCGAATTGATTAGTTAAAATAGCCTGAGCCTGAGCAGCATTAATAACCTGACTTTGAACTAAATTATTTAAAGCTAAACTAACACTTTGTAATGTGTCAGCCTCTTGTTTATTATCAGTTTGTAAATATGGTAAATGTGAGTAGTCTAACACTAATCTATAACCTTTATCAATCCCAATAAACGTACTCAAAGCCTGAGTAAAACTATCTGCATGAGGTACAATAGTATCGTTATGAGTTTGTATTAAACCGTTCTTTAAGTTCTCATAAGTACTATTAATAAACACATTTTGATTTACTCCAAACTTAGCCAATATCGTTAAAAAGTTAGCGTCTATTTGCTCCATTAACAACAAGTCCTTTGTTGGATAACTCATAGGAGTCCAAGTTACAGAGCCAGTTGTTATATGTATTTTCTTTTGATCGTCCTCTATTCCATTTTCAGATCTATAAGTTCTTTCAATTTCTTTTTTCTCATCTGGCGTCATAGGTAAAACACCCATGCCGTCTTTATTTGTAGTTGATAAAGTACCTATAGCCCCTTTCTCACCACTAATACAGTTCAAGTACTTATAAGCTAATTCAGTATTGCTAATAGGAAACTCTAAGCTAAGTAAAGGGCTAAAGCCGATAATTGGGTTGTCTAAGTCTCCAATTTTGCTATATAACACCTCGTTTGTTTTGAATTGCTTTACGCTCCCGTTCTCATCGTACTCGAAATACTTAATAATACCGTCAATGCTTACCTGGTCGAACACTTTACCTGTTAATACAGGTGTCATATATGCCGGGCTAATATTCATTAAAGATGTTGGGTATTTACTTAATGTACTTGCCTGACTTTTTTTAATATATTGATTACCGTAAACTAAATACTGTTTAATGTATTGGCTCATCCATGCGTTTTGAGATTGTAAAACGTTAGGATTATTTAATAGTTTCTCCAAATCAGGAGGTAATTTATCATTTGAGCCGTCACTAACACGCTCTAACATAAACACGCCATTACTAAACATTGAGGCTATTTTATCAATAGGTATGCTTATTTGTGGTATTTTTTTGTATATGTCATAAGGGACATCGGTGTTAATGTAAACCTGTCCTTTATTAACCATATACGGTACTCTACTATTGAAAAATTGTTTTTTTGCTCTTTTGGATGTACCTCCTAGTAAATCTCCTAAGCTATAAAAGAAATTGCTTATTTGCATTTTTTGCGTTTTAATGTTTAATTATTTGCAATAATCGCAAAATTACAACTTTTTTTCAAATAAATTTGCAAATATTAAAAATAAGCTATAAATTTACGGCAAGTTTTTACGATAAATACGTAACACTTATTTTAATGAGCAAAGTAAAACAATTATCTGAACAGGAAATAAAAGCTCTTAAAGCTAAAAAGGAAGCCATTATTAACTCTAACAAAACAGTTAAAAAATAATGGATATTTTTAAGCATTTAAAAGATAATAAAGACGCTCTAATTGCTGAGAAAAAGTTTAAAATTAAACAAGCTGACTCAGTTAGTTACAATGTTCCTTTAGCTAATACAAAAGGTGAGGCGGTTAAATCAGGATTAACAGACTCAAACGCTGACATCGAAACCATAAAAGCTACTGTTGTAATTAATACAACTAATATTTTAGATTCACACGGTGACGTTCATATCCCCGGAATTTGGAATAAATCACTAAAAGAGTTAAAGCGTGTTTACTTGTTACAAGAGCATCAAATGAAGTTTGATAAAATCATCACAGATAAAGTAAAAGCATCTGTAAAGAATTTCACATGGTCTGAGTTAGGTTTTCCTGAGTTTAAAGGTAGTACTCAAGCTTTGGTTTTTGATGCTGAAATTGACAGCGATAGAAACGAGTATATGTTTGAGCAATACCTTAAAGGGTATGTAAACAATCATAGTATCGGTATGAGTTACGTAAATTTATTTTTATGTATAAACTCAGAGGAAAAATATTACAGAGAAGAGAAAGACAACTGGGATAAATATATTGGTGAGGTAGTAAATCAAGACAAAGCAATCGAGCAAGGTTATTTTTGGGCGGTTACTGAGGCTAAAATTGTTGAGGGTTCTGCTGTTCCTATTGGCTCAAATTATGCTACTCCTACCATTTCGGTAAATACAACGCAAAACATCGAAGCCGATTCAATCACTTCGTCAAAAAATAACGAGCCGTCAAAAGACACTCAAGACAAATCAGAATCAATTTATTATTTAACAAACAATTTAAAATTAACATAATGACAGAAGCAGAAAAAGCAGCGCAAGACGCTCTAATAGCTAAATTAAAAAGCGAAGTTGAAGGACTTATCGCTAACAAAGGCTTTGCTAATAAAAGCGAAGTTGAATCAATCAACAAGTTAGTATCTGATTTAGATGCAGCTTTAAAAGCAAACGATAATACTGAGATTAAAGCTGAGGTTATCCGTTTAGCTGATGAATTAAAAGCATTAAAAGAAGTTGGTTCAAATCCAAATAAAACTTCTTTAAAAGAAGAGTTCACAGCAAATAAAGAAAAATTAAAGCAAATTGCTAGTAAGGTTTCATCTGATGAGGTTGTAATCAAAGCATTAACTTTACGTTCTTTTATTGCTAACAATGAAACGGCTTATGATTTACCTGAGATTGGTCAATTAGCTACTCGTAAATTATCATTATACGATATTTTCCCTAAATTAAACTTAGGAATTGGGCAACATAACGGAACAGTTCGTTATTATGATTGGGATGAGGATACAATTGCTAGAGCAGCAGCAGCAGTAGCTGAGGGTGCACCGTTCCCAGAGTCAACTGCTAAATTCAAAAAAGGTTCTATTAATTTACAAAAAATCGGAGATACTTTACCAGTAACCGAAGAGTTTTTTGAATATGAAACTTTATTTGCAGCTGAGTTAGGAATGTTTTTAGAAACAAATGTATCTTTAGAAATTGACCGCCAATTAGCTGACGGAGATGGAACAGGTAATACAATTACAGGTTTAAAAGCATCTGTAAATGCTTATACTTTACCTACAACTGGTTCAATTGTTGACCCTACTATTTACGACTTAATTGTTAAGGTATCAGAAGCAATCACTTTAACAGGTGGAGCTAAATATCAACCTGATTTTGCGGTAATGAATATCGCAGATATTAACCGTATGACGTTAAGTAAAGATGCAAACCAAAATTATATTTTACCTCCATTTGTTAGCCGTGACGGTTCTCAAGTTTCAGGTATTGTTGTAATTGAGTCTAACATTATTACAGCTAATACAATGGTTGTAGGTGATAGACGTTTTGCGCGTATTTACGAAATGGGTGGTATTGTTTTATCTAAAGGAATGGTGGGGACACAATTCACAGAGGATGAGTTAACATTAAAAGCTCGTAAACGTTTAGCGTTCTTAATTAGAGCAGCTGACAAAGGAGGTTTCTTAAAAGTAACTGACATAGATGCAGCTTTAGCAGCAATTACAGCGGCTCCTTAATATTAATTAGCCCCCACTTAATTATGGGGGCTTAATTTAAAACGTCATGAAAAATAAAAAAGAAAAAACAAAACATTACAGAGTTTTATTGTTAACTGAGGATTTCGGAAACAATAAATCTGGCGATATATTAAGAGTTGAAACAACATTAGCAACTCGTTTAATAGAGCGTAAAGTAGCTGTTTTGGAATCTAAAAAAGATGAGGTTGTAATTGAGGAACCTAAGACTGAGGAACCTAAAAAAAAGGTAAAACAAAAAAAACTTAAAAACTAAAACAATGAAAAAACTATTTTCAATTCTATTATTATCATTATTAACATTTGGGTTAAAGGCTCAAGTTGTTACTGCAATGGTTAAAAGTGCTACTACTATGACAAATAGTACAGCAGTAACCGCAACTTTAAATACTCAGTATTGTACGGAAAATTTATCTATACAGGCGGTTGTAACTAAATCGACAGGAACAGTTGCCGGAACGGTTGCTGTAAGTGCTAGTTTAGACGGTACAAATTACGTTGCATTAAGCTCAAGTACATTAGCTTTGTCAGACGTTGCAACAAACACGGCTATTTTTCCATTAACTAAAAACAATTATACTTATTACAAAGTAACGTTTACAGGAACAGGCACATTAGTAGCTACTCCAAGTGCATCAGTATTCTCAAGTGGATTAAGTAATAAGCACGTAGTTAGTAATATGTTAAGCCCATTTAGTGCAGTTAAAGATACAACCGATAATACAGGAACAAGTTATGTAACATTGCCGGTATCTAATTGGTATAATACAGTAACTATTCAATCAGTTGTAACTAAAATTAGTGGAACAGTTGCAGGAACAGTAACGCTACAAGGTTCGGTTGACGGTACAAACTTTGTAACTGTTAACTCAAATTATGCCAATGTAACGAGTTATTCACCTACAGATGTAGCAACTAGCTCTAAACTATTTGTTGTAACAGGTTCACCGTATCGTTATTATAGGTTGTCATATACAGGAGCTGGAACAATGTCGGCATCACATAGAGGTTATGTGTTACCTAATAAAAACTAAGTACTAAATATTGCGGGTTGTGGAAGTGGTTATCCCGTCTGACTCATTATCAGAAGATCGACAGTCCGAATCTGTCACCCGCTACAAAGATTAAACGTAAATGGCTAAGATATTACAAACAACTGACTTTACAGGTAAATATGCAATAAGTCAGAATAATTTTAACGAAAGCGATTTACAGGCGTTCATTGACAAGTATGAGTATATTTATGTGTACGACTTATTAGGAGTTGAGTTAGGTAATTTATTACTTACGGATATTGCTGCTAGTACTTTTTTACCTCCTGTGACTGCTAAATATGCAACGATTTTTAATGTGTTAAGTCAGGACGAGCCATTAGTTAGAAGTAACGGAATAAAGGAGATGCTTTTAGGTTTTGTTTACTTTGAATTTGTGAGAACTCAAACGGTTCAAAATACTTTAGTTGGTAATGTTTTAAATCAAAATGAGGTATCTGTTAACGTTGATTTTGCTAATACAGTAGTTTATTTAAACTATAACGAGGCAATAAGAACTTACAGAGGTATTCAATGTTATATATTACACAATTTCGCTACTTATCCTGAGTTCAATGGATTAATGAAAACGTTTGCACACACTTTAGTATAATGGCTGTTATTAAACAAACATATAAACGTTTAGAGCCTATAATTAATCAGATTAATAAGTCTATTATTTGTCAGGCTGTTACTGATAACGGTGACGGTACATATACGTTTGATTGTAATTATACTAAATGGTTAACAGCTGGATTTGATATAACAATCGGTTTAGATACATACACGATTATTGATTTTGTATGTAATGAGTCAATCACAGTAAGAGGCGCAAGTTTACCAACTGTATTAACGTTTGATTTATACCATCCAATTTTCAAACATGGTACAATTTTAAAAGTATCAGGAGAATTGAACAAACTTAAAGCTAAACATTTAAGAACTCCGTTAATTTTCTTACACGAAATACTAGAGGAAAATAAGCATTTAGATCCGTTGGACGTTGTTGATAATGACATTGATGTTAGAATGTATTTTTTAACTGAGGCTGATAATAAAAATTGGACTCAGGAAGATGCAGCTGAGAAAGGAGTACAACCAATGCTTAATTTATGTAACGAGTTTATTAAAGCAGCGTCAGTAAGTCAATATTTAGCACCGTTAACAGGAACAGGAAACATTAAACCGTTTCCAATTTTCGGAAATACTACAGATAACGGAACAATTAAAAACATATTTAACGAGGTATTAAGTGGGGTTCAACTTAAAATATCATTATCATTTTTAAAAGATTGTGATTGTTGTACAGGTTCAACTTTAGATAACCGTCCGGCACCTAGTTATGTATATGATTTAAACGGCACTTTACTTGCTACATTATATAGCAATCAAACATATACTACAGGAACGCCATGTGAAGGAGTTGATATTATTGATGTAAATACAGGAGATGTTATAGCTGTTGTAGTAAGCGGAGGTAGTTATAATGTAGAAGTTTTAACAGAGATAGTTGATACAATAGACTCAAATACAAGTACTATAATAGACCCTATTAATTAATAAATAAATATAAAAACAACCATAAAACAATAAGACAATGTCAGAATCATGTTCATGTACAAGTCAGTACAAAAACTCAGGACAGCCTAGCTGTGTAGGTGCTTTAATTCAAGCAGCTCGTAAAATTATCTTAGTACCAAGATATAAAAATGACGGTACTGCTAACAAAATTACTGTTCCGGCTACATTAAATCAGGCTTATTTTGACGCTTTGATTAATAATGCTGACCGTTCGGCTCGTTGGTACCCGTTACCTAAGTTTGTTAACGTTGAAATGGCTAAGGCTGAGTCAACTTATGAAACTTTTAACGATGGTACTAAGAAATTAATACACGAAGGAGTTAGAACATTCAAAGGTTTATTACCTGCTATTCAACCTCAATATTTAAGCGTATTAAAGTCAGGAAACTGTACGGATATGGCTGCTTACATTGTTGACAAATCCGGTAAATTAGTAGGATACTCAAACGGTGAGGAAAATGTACTTTATCCATTCCCTTTAAACGCTAATACTATGAATGCTGTTTATTTGTGGGCTACAGATTCAACAGGTTCAAATATTGATTTTTCTTTTGAGTTTGACGTTGATATGAAAGACGAGTATATCGCACAAATTAGTGCCGACGATTTAACATCTGTTAACTTGTTAGATTTAGAAGGCTTATATAATGCTGTAAAATCTCAAACATCTACAGGTCAGAATAGCATGGTGTTTAAGTTATATACTGAGTATGGAACCGTTGCAACTCCTATCGCTATCGAGGGACTTGTTGCAGGTGACTTTGCTTTGTATAATGTAACTTATCCGGCTGCAGTAACGGTTTTAACTTGTACTGAAAGTCCAGCAGGAACTTATACATTAACTTACTCCTCTCAAACGATTGCGGATGTTATTCGTATTACTCCTAGTACTACAGGCATTGACTTTACGGATGTTATAGCTGCAACTGCAACAGTAGCTTAATAAATTAAATTAATAATAATCAAAAAGCCTATCTAGTTAATTAGGTAGGCTTTTTTTAAAACAAAAAATAAGAAAATGAGTTTAGTTACAGACACAGGCAGGTTTACAAGTAAGTTAGATACTGCTTTAGGCGCTTCTATTGCTTCAGCTTCAAGTGTAAATATTAACGATGCGACAGGTAATACTATTTTTATCACAGGTACAACTACAATTACAGCTTTTACTACAGCCGACCAAGCAGGAATTGAGCGTAAATTAATCTTTAATGATGCTGTTATTTTAACACATAGCTCATCTTTAAAGTTATTTGGAGATGCAAATATAACTACGGTAGCTGGTGACGTTGCTATATTTGTAGCAGAAACTACAACTGTATGGCGTATGGTTGGTTTCTTTAGAGCATCAGGTTATACAGGAGGTCAAACCGATAGCGATGGAATTTTAAACGGTGCAATTACTTCTACTAAAATCGGGGACGCAGCAGTTATTCCTAGTAAACTAAGAGCAAAAACGGTAACAGCTTTAACAGATGCAAATGCAACGTTAACAAACGAGCAAATGTTAGGCGGTGTTTTAACGATTAATACAACGTTATCTCGTACATTAACGAGTGCAAATGGCACAAATTTATGTGCGCTTTTAACAGGTTATCAAACAGGAACATCATTTGAGTTTACAATTGTTAATGAGGGCGTTGATGACGTTATTTTGTCAGGAAATACAGGTGTATCTACTAAAGGAAGTGATACAGTTACAGCAAACGCATCAGGTACTTTCTTAGCAGTTGTTACAGGCACTAATACATTAACTATTTATCGTAAATAATATGATAAAATCAGGAAATACTACAATTGATCCGTTAGCGGTTAAAGACTTGTCAAAAGATGAGTTACACGCTATATTAAAAGGCAGGATTGCCGAACCGTTTGATACTTTATGGATTAAGATTTGTAAAGCAAACGGAAACGAAATAGAGCCAAAAAAAGTAAAGAATGAAAGCTCTAACAAACCTAGCGCTAAGAGTAAAGAGTCTTAGTGTAAATGATTTAGTCGATGAGCTTGGGGAACATCCTGAGTTTATCGACTTAATTATTGAATTAAACACAAAAAAACAATTATACGATAGGGGTATAAATTCAAAAGGTGAAAGCATAGGCGATTACTCTTTATATACTAAAGCTATCAAAGACGAGAAAGGGCAAATTTTCGACCATGTTACGTTAAATGATACCGGTAAGTTTTACGAATCTTTTAAAGTTTACATAAACAGTCAAAAAGATTTTGTAATAACAGCCGATACGATAAAAGATACTAGCGATTTGATTGTTGATTGGGGGCGTGAGATACTAGGATTAACAGACGAAAGTTTAAATGTGTTAAGAGAAAGTGCCAAAAATATTTTAATTCCTTATGTTAAATCCGTAATTTTACAAAGATGATAAAACCATGTTTTTATAACGAATCTGCTAGGGAAGTAACAGCCGCAACTAATCATTTTGGCAAGTTTAAATTATTATGAAGATTTATAACTATGAATTTATACACTACAATAGATGAGTTTCCTGTTTATAATTGGTTTAAATGTATCGAGAATAAGGAGTATAAATATACTTTAATTGATGTAAATAAGTACACAGATAAGCAAAAGAATAAATGTGAGGACGCTTTTAATACTTTATACTGTGAATTTATAGATACGTTTGGAATATCTAGGGAGCTAGGCGATATTGTAGCAATACAAAAACAAATACTTGTTTTAGAGATAGACATAGCACTAGGCAAAAAGTCAGCTAAAACATTTTTAAACATAAAGAAATTAGAATTAGAAGAGAAACTAAACGTTGAGAAACCTAAAACAAATACTCATAAAGTAGCTATTGAAAAATACTTAGGATTTAGATTGAATTTGAAAGAAACAACTGTTACAGAATATTATAACTATTTAGAAGCACTAAAACAAAGTAATGGCTGAGCAACCGATAAAGAAAACCGATATAATTGAAAACGATTTATTTGAGAATGCGATTAAATCGGCTGACTTATTCCTAGAAAAAGCTAGGGAAGTTGAGGGACAATTAAAGAGTAATTTAACCGCATCAAAAGAGTATTTAAACTCATTTAAAGGTGAGGGTGCAAAATCATTACAGGACTTAAATAAGGAAACAATTAAAGTAAATGCAACGCTAAAGGAGTACGAAACTACTAAACTAGGTATTGCTGACATCGAAAAAAAACAAGCTCAACTAAGGGCTGAGGTTGCAAAGGCTACAAGAGAAGAGATTAAACTAACTCAGGAACTCGCAAAAGAACAAGCTAAAAAAGCTAAGGAGTTTGAGAAACAAAATAGTGAATACAAAAAAGCATCTGATAATTTACGAGATTTAAAAAAGGCTTTAAAAGATTTATCTATTGCAGGTAAAAAGGACACAAAAGAATTTAAAGAACTTAATAAACAGTTTGAGGAGTTAGATGCAAAGGTTCGTAAAGCGGATGCGAGTGTTGGGGATTTTCAACGTAATGTAGGTAACTATCCTAAGCAATTAAAAGAAATTCAAAGAGAGTTACAGGGTTTAGAACCTGGTACAAAACGATTTAATGAACTTGCAATAAAGGCGGGTGAATTAAAGGATAAGATTGGGGATGCTAAAGATGCTACAAAGGCATTTGCTACAGAGTCAAAAGCAACTCAGGCAGAAAACTTATTCGGTCAAATCGGTAGTGATATTGCTGATTTAGATTTTAAAGGAGCTGCGGAAAAGGCTGCAACTTTTAGCTCAGTAATGAAGTCAATTACATTGACTGAGGTTGTAAGTGGTTTAAAATCTTTTGGTACTGCTATAATTGACATGGGTAAATCTATTATTGCAAGTCCAATAGGTTTATTTGTTGGTACAATAGCTGCTGCTGCTACTGCCTTTAAACTTTATAGAGATACTGTTAACTATGCTTACGAGGCTCAAAGTGATTTAAACGCTGCAATGCGAGAGTCTAATATATTATTAGAAAAAAACAGAGCAGAGTTTGAAAAAAGCCAAATTAAAACTTTAGAATTACAAGGTAAGATTGGCGAAAAGGAGGCAAAGATTAGAGATTTAGTAATTGACTCAAACTTAAAACAATCAGAGGCTAAAAAGAAATACCAAGACGATGTTAAGGCATTATTAGCGGATGAGGAAATTAACGAGTTCATGCGTAAAAAGAAGTTGTTACAATTAACTAAAGACTACGCTATTGAGGCAGCATACGAAAACAGAATAGCAAAACAAAACATTTTAAATATAACTTTAGAGGCTAATAAAAAGGAGTTAGAGGCTGAAAAGAAACATCAAAAAGATAAAATTACAGTTCAAAAAACTAAGGTTGAAAATAATGAGTTGTTAAGTGTTAAAGCTACTCAGGTACAGGAAGAGCAAAAGATTGACGATAAAGCATTTCAAGAAAAAATTGATAAGGAGCGTAGAGATAGAGAAAGTATTGAGAAAGAAAAACAAGATGCTTTTAATGAGGCTCAAAAAAAGAAAAAAGATAGGCAAGACCAGGAACGTAAAGAGTTAATTGATTTTGAACAACAGTTAATTGATGCCGTTGCTGAGGCTGAGGCTAAAAAATCTCAGGAGAAACAAGACGCTTTTGATAAACAGATTAGTGATACTGAGCAAAATATCGAAACACAAAGACGTTTAGCGGAGAAAGGTAAAGCAAATACATTAGCAGAGGAGGAGGAGGCACGTAAAGCACAATTAGAACGTCAACAAATAGAGAAAGAAGAAGAGATTAAACGTCAAAAAGTACTTGCTTTCTTTAAATTATATTCGGCTTATGCTGAGAATGATCCGGATAACGCTTTACAAAAAGCATTAAAAGATACTTTTTTAGCTGAGGCGGTTGCTGCTGCATTTATTGACGGTACTGAAAATGTCGCACAGGATCCACAATTTAGTAAACATAAATATAAGAACGGTGAAGATGGATATATTGCAAGGTTTGATGGTAGAGAGCGTATTTTAAATCCTGAGCAAAACGCTAAAATAGGCAATATGTCAAACGATGACTTAGCAAATTTAGCCTATATGTCAAACAAGGGGCTTTTAGAAACCGCTAAATATGCAGCTATTCCTAGCAATAGTTTTGCTGAGAACGTGGCAAATTCAGCTTTATTAATGGAAACGGTAGCACTTAAAAAAGAAATGCAAGAGATAAAAGAGGCTATAAAATCCAGACCAGTTTCAAACTTTACTTTGGACGGTTATGGTAATTTTATCTCAGAAACTATTGAGAACGGATTTAAAAAAGTAACAACTCACAAACTAAAAAAACCACGTTTAGGATAGTATGGCAACTAATATAAATTTTTATCTAAATGAAACTAAGGTTAACCCACCGCAAAATTGGAGGGAGTTGAGTATTGAATTAAATTTTGATAAAGACAGGGGACAGGAAATACAACAAACAACTTTAGCTGATTTTAATTTTGTTAATGAAAATGCCGTAGTAATTAATAAATGGATTACTGACGGAATCATTAACGGTGTAGGAGTATTTGAGGGCATACCTTTACGAATTGAGTTAGAACGTGAGGGAGTTATAGAAACTGTATTTAACGGTTTTTTAGACTTAACTCAATTAAGTAGTTTAACTACAAATAGAGCAAGTGCAAAAGCTACAGAAAGCGAGAGCATTGACTGGCTTAATGACGTTGCTGACTCGTTTACATTCTCATATTTGTACGATGTCGGTAAAATCACAGATGATAATTTTGTAAGTGTACCTTATATCATTAACTCAGTTCCTAATTACGTTGAGGCAGCCGTTTCGGTTATAGGAGTATATTTAATGGTAAAAGAAATTAAAGACGCTATACAAAGATTAAAGGAGGTAGTTGCTGAGTTGCCTATTTACTATGTATTCTCGACTTATGTTAAGTTAATATTGTTTATTATTTACTTAATATTGTTAATTATAGCATTAATTAAGTTGGTTAAGCAGGTTATTTTGTTACTTATACAGCCTGTAAAATATCACAAAGCGATGTCTTTTTTATCACATTGTCAAGTTGGAGCAACGGCTTTAGGGTTAACTTTTAGAAGTCCTATTTTAGAAAGTGGTACTTATGCCGGTGCTTATTTAATACCTCGTAAATATTATAACCCTATTAACTCAAAAGACAGTCAATTACTTGGATTTACTGAGCCGTCAATTGAACAAAGAGGGTTTTTTACTGGGACTTATGGCGAATGGTTACGTCAAATGATTAAAATGTTTAACGGTAAACTCGTATTTAAAGGTAAAGAAATTTGGCTAGTTAGAGAGGACGAAACCGATAGCAACAATCAGTATCAAATGCCTCCTGTTTCTAATAACTATGACTTTAGAAATCCTGGATTTACATTAAACACAGATGAGTTTAACGCTAATACTTACATTACATTTGCAACGGACGGAATAGATAAAAACACAATTCAAGAGTATCAAGGTACAGCTTATCAGGTTATACTAGAACCAGCTAGGGTTGTAAATCCTAACATGGTTTTAATGAAGGGACTCGATGAGGTTCGTATTCCTTTTGCTTTAGCCAAACGTAAAGAAACTTTTACTGATGTTGAGAAAATATTTAACGCCTTTCTGAAAGTATTTGATTTGATTGTCGGTGCTATGGTTAAGGTAGTTAATGCTGTTATTTTTGTGCTTAATTTAATCATTACTTTAGTAAATAACATACTTAAAAAATTAGCTCAAATCGGCATTAAAGTTAAGTTTCAATTGCCATTAATACCAAAGGTTAAGATGCCTAATTTCAAAAATGATATTGAAAATAGGATAGGCATGTTAAAGATTGAAAAAGA